TGGCCGCCGCCGGTGCCGGAGCTGGAAACGGTTGCTGATGCTTGCTTTGAAAGGAAACCCATGGTCGTGTAGGTGTCTGGTGTGGTCGCCCTGGGGGCAACGTGTAAAACACTAACACGCCTTGACAAGTCTGGCTACATTGAGAAAACGCCCCTGCAGTGGCTAACTGCAAGGGCGTGTCTAAACATTCTCGTGTGAGACTCTAACATGAGCACTAGGAAAGTGCTGGACTTGCTGGCGTTCGTGCGCCAGCTGCCTACTGGTGTCGCCTACGCACCGATCTACGTCAAGGATCAGGCGATCCAGTCCGGGAAACTCTCAAAAGGCAAGACGCCGCTTGAAAAGTCGCACCACCAGGTGATGGGGCCGGCGGATGTTGCGCTCCAGATCGAGCGGAAGCCTGAGGTGTTTCAGGCGGTGGGGGCGTTCACCGGGCCTCGCAGCGCGGGACTCGTGATTCTCGACGTGGATCGCAATCTCGCCCGTCTCAAAAAGAAGTGGGGCGAGTCGCTTGAGGGTGCTCCAGTCGTTACTTCGACCAAGGCCAATGCGGCGAAGTACCTCTTCCGCGTCCCTGAGGCCCTGTGGGGCGAGGTAAAGGGTTTTGGGCTGTCGGATACCGGGGCGGGCTACGAGGTCCTCTGGGGCCGTCAGGGGGTCATCTACGGGGCTTATCCGGGCTCCAGTGATGGGAAGGCTCCAGCTGGTGAGTACGGCTTTGAGGGGGATCTGGAGGCCATTCCTGAGGCGCCGGACTGGCTGATCGCTGAGATGCGTGATGCGGCCGGTAAAGAGGTTCAGGACGGGGGCTTCATCAAGAACCGGAAGGCTCTGGATTTCTCGGATCGAGACCCAGCTGAAGTGGCTGAGATCATCCAGTCGGCACTGAAGGTGATTCCGGGCCAGGGGAATGGCAGCCGGGATCACTGGGTGAAGGTGGGGATGGCGATCCACTCAGAACTGCCGACTGACCTCGGGTTAACGCTGTGGTCCGCGTGGTCTGCAGAAGACCCAGAATTTTCACAGGATTGGGCTGATGGCAATCCCTGTGAGGAGGTTTGGAAGTCCTTCCGCAAGGGGCCGGTGAGCCTGGGGTCGCTGTTCTGGCTGGCGGATCAGCAGATGCCCGGCCGCATGTGGCTGTCGGAAGATCTGCGAAAGGTGGTGGCCGAAGCAGAGCAGGACAGAGTCCAGCGTTTTATCTCAGTTGGCCTTTCTCATAAAGAGATCATTGCCCGCGCCGAAAAGGCGATGTTGCTGGAGGATCCTTCCGAGGTCCAGCACACGCTCCACGAGATCGCAATGGAAGCCCGTTACAGGGATTCCAGTGCTGTTTCGCGCCTGCTAATTGCTCACCGAGAGTTCAAGCGTGGGGCGCAAGGCGGCAGTCTCCGCGAGCTGTTGGAAGCCGACGTATCTCCCATCGAGTACTTGATCCCTGAGTTGCTGCCTAAGCCGGGCACTCTGCTGTTGCACGGTCGTGGCGGTTGTGGCAAGACCATGGCTGCCTTGACCATCGCAAAGCACATTGCACGCGGCACACCGTTCAGTGTGCGTGGAGCCGACGTACCAGTTGACCAAGGAACCGTGCTGTGGCTTAACGGCGATCAAAACAGCCGAAGGATCCGTAAGCAGTTCGAGGATCTCGATTTTGTTGCAGACGATCCGGTGCAGATCGAGAACAAGGTCTCGATGCTTTGGTACGACTGGTTCATCAAGGCTGTCGAGAAGCACCAGCCGAAGTTGGTGGTGTGGGACTCGGTGACGGCTTGTATGCGCGGTTGTGCGTACGACCAGAACAAGGCTGAGTACGCCGAACCGATGTACTGGTACAGCTCTGAAAACGGCGAGAGCTTCCCGGCCACCACGATCGTCTTCATTCACCACGCCAACAAGGAAGGCGGCTTCCGGGGCACAACAGCCTTGGAGGATGCCGTGGACATCAGCATGGCAATCCGTAGACCCGAGAAAAAAGAGCTGGAGTATCTCGGTGCCGGCTCCAGGCTCATCACTATCACAAAGAGCCGTGAGGGCAATGAAGGCAAGCAACTCAAGTTGACCCAGCAGGACGACCTGAGCTTCACGCTGGCCGACGTTGAGACCCCTGAAGACCAGAGCCAGCCCGCATCTGTGGTGGACCGTGTCTTGGTGCGTCTGCGGGAGAGTCCCAAACCTCTGTCTCGGACCCAGCTCAACGCTGATCCTTTGTGTGGAGGCAAGGTCGATGCCATCCGCAAAGCCTTGGAGCGCTTGGAGGACAGGGGACTGATCCGCTCCATTGGAGAGGGTCGCTCCAAGCAGTACGAAGCAGTACTCGCACGCGCGGGGGGCCTGGACAAGACTGTCCAAAAACGGGAAAAAGACAGTGCTGGAGCTGGATCTGGTGCCCGGACAAAACTGGACAAGCCTGAAGTTGTCCAGGTTTTGGGAGCTGAAGAGGCCATAACAGCCAAAACCGGACAAACCCGGACAGATCTGGACAAGTCCGAGGTCTTGTCCGCTTCAGTTTCCTTGCAGCGCAGTGCTTCTGGCCAAACTGGACAAGAAAGTGGGGCGCTCTTCACGCGCGAGGATCCTGATGCCGGCACCAAGCGCACCGAAGAGGAGCTGGAGCAGTTACGCCGTCAGGCCGACATCTGGAGCTAATCTCAACGCACGGCAAAGGGAGGGGCAGCCACCCCTCCCAATGCGTCGCCGCTCCAGCGGCCGCATCGCCCCGTCCACCTACGTCCGGAGCTTGCTCCGATAAATCTATGGCACAACTGCCTTTCGAACAGTCCCCGGACAACTGGGGGAGCTGGTACTTAGCACCAAACTTAAAACTTAAGTGTTCAAAAGACACCGCTATTGTTCTGGATATAGATGAGTTCAATAGCACCGCAGATATACTTGGTCACATCTTTGTTGTAGTAACAGTTAGCTGTAAAGTACAAAATCCTCTAGGGGCATCGGACATAGCTTGTGCCATGTATGCCGTAAAGGAGATTTTAAAATTTAACGACGTAAATATCAGAGAGAATGTAAAATTTAACGGTTTTAAATGCGCAAAAAGGTATTACACTCACGTAGTAAATAAAAGAAACGTACCTAATACCTTGCGTATGTCTATATTTGTACGCGATAAATTTAAATGCGTTTACTGTGGTTTAAGTGCCAAAGACGGGGCCATTCTTAACGTCGATCACATCTTACCTATATCTAAAGGCGGGTCTAATGAGTCGCATAACCTTCAAACTTTATGTAGAACATGTAATAACGGAAAAGCTGATCGCATAATGCCGGACGATGTACCGTCGCCCAGTGGTCAACCCGCCTAACTTTTTCCTAGGGCTGCTCCGGGTTGCCGGGTGGCTGTTTTGGAGAGATCCCGTGGCTAAGCCGGAACCACCCCAGCCGAAGCGTCCCAGGAAGCCGACCCTGGGATACACGGTTGGGGACATCCCCTACGAGCTGTTGGCCGTGGTGCGGATCTCCTGGTACCGCAAGGGCATGGCCTACGAGGTCGAGGAGTACCAGATCGAGGAGTCGGACGACGCCCAGAAGCAGTTCCACTACATCGTTGGGACTGCTCTGCGGCAGGGGGCTGACGTTTGCGTACTCACGCAATACGAGCCAGCTGCTCTTGGTGTGCCGGAGTAGGTGCCCGGTGGCTGGTCCTCCCGAGGTGCCAGCCTCACCGCAGCCGGGCTACTGCGGACTACCCGTTCCCCTCAAAGAAAGGACGGAGCACAAAGGTAGCGATTCCAGGCCGCCGCTGCCACATTGCAGAGTGTTACAGGACCGGCTTGACACCCTGCTGGTCATGTGTAACTCTAGGGACAGGTCAGCAACCGCTGGCCGCTTCAATCAAGTATCACAATGAACACGCACACTCCAGTTGACAACTTCAAGCTCAGCCCCTGGTACTTCGCCGTTAGCTGGGCACGGCGCATCCTCCAGGACAAGATCGTCCAGCACGAGAAGAACGGCTTCAACCCCGTTTACGACATCCACCAGCTCCAGCAGCTTGACGACCTAGAGCAGTTCCTCAAGATGAGCTGGGACGAGTGGATGCAATCCATCACTCCCGAGCAGACTGTTAAGGGGCTGGGCGAATGATCCTTGAACTTGATGACTTCTCGATGGATACCGATGGCCTTGTCACCGTCACTGCTGTTGTTGATGAAATGGTGCTTGTCCACCACCAAACGCAGCTCGACCCAGCGGAGTACGGACCTGCCCTGTGCCGAGGCACCTTCTACCTTTCGGATGAAGATCTGATCCCGGCCACCGATGCAGAACTTGCCCGACTCTTCTACAACCGCATCGACGACTGGGAAGTGCTCCACCCGGACGATTGAGTGGAGCGAGGCTCGGGAACTCCGTAATTCCAGCGACTACGACGACTGTACGGTACACTGAAGACCTGCTACGCCACACCTATGCACGAGTGGAAGTCCATCCCTAGTTGTCCTGGTTACTCCGCCTCAAACACAGGTTCCATTAAGGGTCCGCGAGGTGTACTCAAGCCGTATCTGTCAAAGATGGGCTACTACACCTTTAAACCTGGACGTAAGGGAAAAACCACTTATGTACACAGGGCAGTAGCTGAAGCATGGCTGGAGCCGACCGGAGCAGTCGTAAACCACATCAACCACATAAAAACGGACAATCGCGTATGCAACTTGGAATGGTGTACTACTCAACACAACGTGGCCTGCAGCAACTTGGTGCATGGCCACAACAAGGCCAAACTATCTAAGGAGGACAAAACAGCAATCGTTTCGGAGTACCACCGTGGAGGAGTTTCACAGCGCCAGCTCGCCAAAAAATTCGGCGTTACCCAACGCACGATTTATAACGTTTTGCGATCCGCGCAATGATGACGACTACGACACGTTTGAGTACGGGACCGAGCCCATCCCAGGCGATACGCACTGGGTCCGGGCTCGCACCTTGACCCAGCTGTATAGACATTTGATATACGTGTTTGCCACCAGCGACACGATCTGCTCCAGCAGACTTGCCAATCTGGCCATCCACGAGATTCTCAAACTAAGACTCACCGATCTCACTCGGCTAAAACACCAAGACCCCAACTTCTTTGCATGACTGACTGGTACGCCGACTACTACCGCCAATCACGCGGATACAACTGGCACGATCTGATGGAGATGCGCCAGCAAAAGCCTCAGTCCAACTTGCCTGTGCCGGACGTGTTCCAGCACAGGTTTGCGGACCGCGCAGAATACGATGCTTGGGTTGAAGAGCGGCGCAAGCTGTACTTCGGCTGATCACTACTGGATTTACATGACTGAAATTTCGACGCTGCCCTTTTTCCGGTCCTACCTGCTGGGGGGCAGGTCTGTTTACCTCGATAAGCTCTCGGAGTTGGCTGACTCCGAGCTAAACCTGCTCAACATTGAGACTTTGTCTGCCCTCAATGAGGCTCGTGCCCAGTACGACACCATTGAGAACAAGCAGAGCGAGGAAGCCGGTCACATCTACCGGCGTATCAAGGTTGCAGGGTATTTCCAAGCTGCAATCAAGCTCGAACTGGACTCCTAGTCGGGCCTTTCTCTACTACACTGCTCGCGTTCTTACCCATGAACATGCACATCCTTTCTGATTCTCAGCACCAGGAATTGGCACACGCTCTGGCCAAAGTCCAAACCATCCTGGAAAGCTGCACCAGCGTGGTGCTTGATAGCAAGCTCGCTACCTCTACCGCCAAAGCCACTGCGAAGTCTCAAACTAAGACTCGTAAGTCCAGCGGCAAGAGGGGTGTGTCGGTGCTGAACGACGCCAAGGTCATGGAGATCAAGCGTCAGCTGGCTGCTGGTAACAAGTCCGTGGCCAAGATTGCCCGTGAGTACGGCGTTCACATCACCACCATCAACTGCATCAAGTGGGGCAAGACCTGGAAGCACGTTCAGCTCCAGCAGGAAGTTACGGCCTGATGTCGATCCTTCCTGATTACGAGATCTTCTGCCTGGCGCGGAAAGGTCTCGTGGAACCCTTCGATCAGGAAATGATTAACCCGGCCTCACTTGATGTGAGGCTTGGGGAAAATCTCCTGGTTGAAATTCCAACAAGCCCGGAATTTGTCCCCTATTCCATTGCGGGGCATACGAAGGAAAAACCGTTCATGCTCCAGCCACATGAGTTCGTTCTCGCGGAGACGTTCGAGTGCTTCTCGGTGCCGAATGTTGTGGCTGGGCAGCTGGCGCTTAAGTCCAGTCGGGCTCGGGAAGGTATCGAGCACTTGATGGCTGGGTATGTCGATCCAGGTTTCAAGGGGCGGCTGACGCTGGAGCTGCAAAATGCACGCGCTATGCATGCAGTCGCTCTGTGGCCTGGGATGCGGATTGGGCAGATTGTGTTCCACAAGATGTCGCTCCTGCCGAATAAGGACTACTCAGTCACCGGGCGCTATCAGGGAGACCTAAGAGTTCAAGCCTCTAAAGGATGATGAACGAGTTCAAACTGTCGGCTGTTGATGCTGTCAATCACCCCAGTCATTACACGGCTGGGAAAACTGAAGTGATTGATGTGCTCGAAGACTGGGTGAAGGCCGCGCCCGATGCTGTAGTTGGTGGCCTTCAATGGCAGGTTATCAAGTACATCAGTCGGATGTGGTTAAAGAAGGATCCCTACGAGGATGCTCGAAAAGCCCAGTGGTACCTCAA